ATATAGTATATAATATATACTATATAAATATCTATTATATATAGTAATAAGTGTTTAATATACACTATATATTAAGTGTATTATATACAATATTAAGATATATATATTAAGAATTGTTAAAAATATTGACAAGGTATTTAATTGTTAAGTTTTGTAAATTTTTTTGTTAAGTTTTGTAAATTTACTTGACGCTAAAAACCATCTTTTAGTATTTATAAAGAGCGGGCAAAAAACAGCGTTTTTCTTAACAATTCTTAATAAACCGCTGTAAACCGCATAATAAAAGAGTTTCGTACATTGACAATTGAATAAGACACAAGGTGAGCGGGCTTCGGCTATGCTTACCATAGTGTAATGTTACTATTTTAAATAGAGGGGTAAAAGAATTATGGACAAAACACTTGAAATCAAAGCAAAATTGCAATTTATCAATTCATTAAGCAAGGCTAATAGACTTTATCAAGGTAAAATTATTGATAAACCTCTATTGAGAGCGTTATGTTTGATGTCTGGTTACCGTATAGACTTATCAACTTATAGTGAGGATTGCCTTGCCATATCTGATAATATGAGATTTAGAGCGTTATTGCGGACGATAGGCAATTTATACAGTAAAAGTGCTTATAAATTACCACACAAGACTCTCAAACAATTTATACGGTTTATGCGTCTTATAACTACATACGAGATACAATCTGAGTTACAAGCAATAGAGGCGGGCAAGTATGCTCGTAATAAAAAGCCTATTGTTACTTTTGCTAGTATTATTGGGGAATAATTTATATATAGAGGATTATTTTATAATCCTCTATTTTTTTGTCTAATTGTTAAGATATGTTAAGATATATTAAGAATTGTTAAGCGGTTCAAATTCAACAATAGCAAGTGTTTTGAGTTTTTCAAAAAAAACTCAAAACAAAACTATTTACAAAAAATCTCCCATAAGTCATTTAGGGGTATGGCAAGCGGAATTGAACTCCGCAAGTCAAGGCAAGCGGGTATTATACCCGCAAGCGTAAGGTGTAATTTACTATGAGGGTAAAGTTATGACTATTCAAAAATCTATTTTGAATAGTGCTAGTAATCGTAGTAAAATTGCATATATTGTTAAGCATAGCAATAGCAATATTGCCAATGTTAACAATAGCAATTTAGCGATTGAGCCTATTCGAAGTGATGTTGAGGTCATCAAACCCGATATGGTAAAAATATTGCGTAAGAGATTGCATAATAGCATGCGTTGGTCATCACATGATACTAATAACGCTACCGTGTGGACTCGTGGCAATATTACGCTTGAATATACCCGAGATAAGTGGGTAACGGTCAATAGTGATGTTGACCGTAAAAACTTTAAGCGTGCCGTTATACTTGCATGCAAATATTGCAAAAATAAGTATGACAAGGTTACCGTATCGTTGGTGAGGTCGGCTCTCAGCGAACAGAAAGTTGCTATTATAGATAGCAAAATACTGTCGGTACTCGTTAAGAAATACCTTGAAAAGTACCCGAACCCTAGCGTAAATAGGGTTAGACACAATGCACCAATAGTACAAGAGTGTCCCGTTGGTGATGGAATTTGGCGGGAAAATCCAGAGCGTATTGCCAAAATACTGAGCATGTGTGAACTGTAATATAGGCTCATGCCTATATTATGGTACATATACAAGATAGTACGGTTATGTCGTGCATGGTCGTACTGATATAGATACACAATAGTGTTGTATTTATCGTGCATACGATAAAAGCATGCTAGAGTGTAGCCAAAAACGCCTATATGCAATAGTTTGAAACTATATGGCGTACGGATGTAGCGTACATTCTAACGCATATAGAACGGATTGGTCTTATAATAGAAAGGTGGTGATAATATGGTTAAATTATTGCCTGATGAATTTCGCATGGAAGATGGGTATATAACCGTAAAGTATGAAAATGGATTGTTTCGAGTGTCTGACGGTCATAATTCATATTCAAGTAAAATGAGATTGACTACAATCCCAATGTACATAGAGATGTTGGAAGATATGATGAAACATAGTTATGAATATGCGAATATATTTGGGCGGTCAAGTGATATACCAACAGGTCCGAACGCAACCCCCAATAGATATTTGGATTGCGTTAGCAAAGTCGTAGCAATTGATGACTCATACAATGGCAATTGGATACAAACAAACCGTATAGGTAAAATATTGGCGTTGGTTATAAAGGCTTATACGGAAAAATGTAAGCCAATAGATATTAATAGCATAACAGACGAGGAATTGAATAGTATGGGTATAAAACAGTTGGCTATGCTATTAGATATGGTAGAACGAAAAACCGAGCAACGCTCGGATTGTGTAACACAATAAAAGAAAGGAAGACAAAATGAAACAAGTAGTATTGACACAAGATGCATCGACCGTATTGATTGACAATGTATCAAAAAAGAGCGGTTATGTTATGATTGGAAACAAAGGTGATTATGTACTCGGTAGAGATACTGAAGGAAAGTTCATCTGGGTTAGGGTAACTCCAGGCAAAACCACAAAACCTGTAAATGCCTATGGTACAATCAGGGATGCAATCGAAGACAAAATCGAAAAAGGTTATGATGTGTACGAGTACACTACATTACAATGTGATTAGTGCAAAATTATGGGGAGGGTAAACCTCCCCTATTACAAGGAAAGGAAAGTTAAATATGATTATGTTGAGGTGCGCAATCGACGGTATTGACTATCCAGCAAAAGAGATGTTGCCAATAGACGGCGGTAGGTTTGTGAATAAAAAATATCAGCACAAACTTAAGAGGTGTAATATTTGCAGATGTTATATGATTGATGAAGGTGCAAACCATGTATGTATTGACTGTGAAAATAAAGTTTACACCAATAGAATTAATCCATACTCGACCAAGCCAAGACCTATATTTCAAAACTTTGGCAAGGATACAAACAAAGCAATAGGAAATAGGTATTATGGTATTGAGATAGAATTAAACAATACTAGTCCAGATATGGTATATGCAATTGGCAAAGATTTGTATGGTGAAAAATTGTTATATAATAAAAGCGATAGTAGTATAGGTAACGGCGTTGAGGTTGTTACATCACCAATGGATAAAAGGTCGTTAAAATCTTTGTTGGATAGAATGAAAAATATTTTTGAATATGTACAAACGAGCTGTCCGAGATATACAGACAACGCTGGTATTCATATTCATGTTTCAAAAAATACAATCGATATGATAGACAGGTATAAATTATGTATGTTATTAAACACAAAACAAACAAATCAAGAAACATATATGATGTATTATTTATCGGGTAGAACAAGAACAACTACGGACCTGAAATCTAACTTTAGATTTTGTAAGATAGGTAAGTACAATCAATTAAATGCACTTGCCTCAGGTCATGATGTTGCGTTAAATACTGGCAACTCAAACACTTATGAGTTCAGAATATTTAAAACTACAACTGATAAAGAGATTATATTATCCTATGTTGAAATGGTGGATAAGATGATAGAATTTTGTCATTGTCATGGTATATCTGATATAAGGATATCAACATTTATTAGGTGGTTGAAAAATAATACAACTAATAAAATATTATTGAAAAAGATTTTGACCTTTGAAAAACGGCATGGTAAATTTATGGAATTAAAATCCGTATATAACGAGATTGATTTTATAAAAGAATTAAAAGGTATAAAGTGGAAGGATTACGATAGGCTAATTGGATATATAAAAGGCTTAGAAACATATCGTAAAGCGTATGCTAATATACAATCGTTTAAGAACCATGAACCACAATTAGAGCTCGGCTCGTTCTTCGGCGGTAGTTCATGTACAGATAAGTTATGTGAAAAACTAGAAGATACTTATAGAAAATGTGCAATAAGTCTGATAAGAAAAGATATTAGAAAGGAAGGTAATAAATGTGCATAGCGATAGTTAAACCGCTAGGCAAAACAATAAGTAAGGACACATTAAAAGCATGTGCAAAAAATAATCCTGACGGAATGGGTTTTGCCTATATAAAAGACGGTACTCTTTATATAAATAAATATCTGAATGACTTTGATAGATTTTATAAAGACTATTCAGAATTAGAAACAACATCACCAATGCTAATTCATTTTAGAATTGCAACGCATGGAGAAGTAAATTTAGATAATTGCCACCCATTTATATTGAATGATAAAATGGCTTTAGTACACAACGGTATAATAACGGGATATGGCGATAAGAAAACAAAGTCAGATACAGTAGATTTTATAGAGAAGGTTATTGGAAATATTGGTTGGAAAAATTGGAAAAATCCAGCGTTTAGAGAGTTGGTTGGTAAGGCAATAGGATATTCAAAATTAGCGATACTAGACGAGAATGGGAATTATTATATCATAAATGAAAGTAAAGGAAATTGGAATGATGGTGTATGGTATAGTAACGAGAGTTATAAAGTCAGAGAGGTTGTGAAAGAAACTACAACGCAATTAGTATTGCCAACAAAAACAGATAAAAAGGAAGATGAGTTTGAATGTACGGTAGTATATAGATGTAAGTGTGGTGAGGAGTTTGATGACACAGGATACAAGTGGTCTAGGAAGTGTCCGAAGTGTGGAAGTTATGATGTAGTTGATGTAGGTTGGAAGGAAGACGGTAGGAAATATTATTACGACCAACAATATTATGATTACGACCATTACGACTATGACCAATCATGGTACGGTATGAATGAGGATTTGACAACATGCAAAAAATAAAAAACAAAATTGATTATAGGGTATTGATAATATTTATATGGTTAATAGTATTGACAATTTTACAAGGTTGTGATATAATAAGAAAGGTAACAGTAAAACCGTTACCACCAATAGTTATATTGGAAGAATTGGAGGCAGATTATGGGACTTGATATGGATTTATATATATCGATAGACGGATATGATATAAAATCTCCAACAACGATATCAGTTGGCGAAAGGCAAGTAACAATAGATAATAATTGTTATATCAAAAAGAATATAGCATATTGGCGAAAAGCCAATGCAATACATAGATGGTTTATAAATATGTGTGCCGAAGGTATCGACGATTGTCAAGATGTATATGTATCAACGGCTGATTTAAAATTATTGCTATACACATGCGAAAGAGTTAAAGATAACAATAATTTGGCTGAGGAATTATTGCCAACGCTAGAAGGATTTTTCTTTGGCTCTGTAGAATATGATGATTATTATTATGAGATGATAGATTATACTATAAAGACTATAAAAGAAGTGTTAGATTATTATGGTGAAGGCTTTAGTTTTATATATAGAGCGTCATGGTAATAAATAAAGAATGGAGTATTGAAATGACACAACAATTTGATTACACATTTACTTGTGAGAAGTGCGGGGGTACTTTCTATAGCAAGGTAAACCCAAGTGGCTGGAGACATCATTTATGCAATGCATGTAGCGGTAAGCAATTTAGAGATTATCCCGTAGAAGGTACTACACCACAATTCACACCTAAACCTGTACCTATAAAGAGGGATATTAAACCTACACCAAAACCTATAGACAAGCAAGTGTTTAATATCGACGAGTACATAGCGGATATTATAGGTACATATATAATGATATCAAGTGCTTGTAAAGATGCAGGATTAGATATTCCCGTAGAGAATATCTGTGCATGGACAACAGGTGCTATGATACAGAAAGGAAAAATGTAATGTATATAATAAGTGATAGTGCTTTTAACGAATTGATTGGTGGAGAATTTTATCAAGTCATACTTGCTAAAAAGGAAAGACCCGATATGAGTGTTGCTGAATTATATAATTATCAGTTTGATTACTTTAGTTATCAAGGGTTTAGAAAATTTTATAGAAAACACTTAGAACCAATTATTAATAGTATTAAGATAGTAGATGATAATAGTATAATAGGAAGAATAATTAAAAAGTATATATATGGTAGTAAGTAATAAAGATATATTAATAGGATATATAGGTACTTTATCTGATAAAGAATGTAAAGATATATATTATCTATTACAAAATAAAGATATACCAGAATATGAGTATATTATATTTGATAAAGTAAAACTAACTCAAGGACAATATAACAAACTTATATGGCTATGGGGTAAGGACAAGGTTGATAAGTGTGTTAAGATACTTAATGATTGGATTATAAAAAAGAAGATTGATAAACCGATATCCCATTATAGAAATCTTATAGGCTGGGTTGAGAGTGCTTATTACCAAAAGTATCCAGCGAGCGATAAGAGCCTTAGGTTTAATAGCGATATAGATACTGTATGGAAGGCAAAGAAATACGTAGAAAATATACCAGAGGAACTAAGGGCATACGATACTGAAATAAGATTTTTAGTTGAAAAGTTTGGAACAGGAATTTTGCCATAACATATTTTACCTTTCCCTTTTTGTGATAGTGGGTACATATGTACCCTTTCTTTCGGAGTATGGTGTAACGGCAGCACAATATCGTGGCTGAGATATAGGTATCGTGGTTCGACTCCACGAACTCCGAACATTTTTAGAGGTTATTATGGAAATTGAAAACGAATTAAAAGCATTAAGATATTTAATTAACGATTTAATTCTGTATGTATATGATATGCGTACAAAGTTAGAGGAAATATCACCAAGCAAAAAGAAGTATATAATGAGAGAGCCTAACGCAAAAGGTGATAGCGTAGCATTTGATTTGTTTAGCATACCAAAGAAGGCATATAGCGACTTGATAGAACGCTACGGAGTAGATATAGTTAATAAGGCATGTGTTAAATTAGATGAGTTTATAAAGATAAATCAATACATGCCGTTTGGAAGGCCGCAGTTTGCATTGGGTAGAAGGTTTATAAAAGAAGTGTTGAAAGAGGAATTAGATGACAGAAAGACTAACAAATAGAGAACAAGAGATATATAATTATCTTATGCGAGGAATGAGTTATGCTGACATAGCAGATAAACTTATAATCGAAAAGAGTACGGCTGCAACTCATGTGTATAAAATATTCTTTAAGAAATTAGTAAACTCAAGGTACGAACTAATGGCTCAAAGGATAAGTGAGTTGGAGGAGGAGATAGAAAATTTAAAACGCACAATTAGTAATACGGAGGTCTAACCAATCTTTGTTTGGGTTAGCAGTACTATCCTTTAGAAGTCCTAGAGACACCTCCCTCTAGGCAAGTGCGTTATAAGGCAGGAGGATTATTATGAAGGATTTATTGGGCTTATTATTGTTACCATTGTCTATGATTGTCATAGGTATTACAATGATTATATATTCAATAGTTATAGTTATATCAGAAGTATTTAGAAAGAAAGAAGGTTAGTATGCATGATATTATTTTAACAATGATATTAATATTACCAGCGTTTTTACTTGGTATAGTTTTTGCAATAGTATTTAATAATTTGTCAGAATAGGGAGGTGCTTAATGAGTTTAGAAGGATACTTTGATAGTGTTATTAAGATATGGAATAGCACGGAAGACAAAAAGAAATCAATGGAAAATGAAATGAAAGCAGTATTAAGACAGTTTGATGCGAGTATGTCATTAGCAGAAATATCACAAGACAGAATAGAAGACTTATCTAGTAGTTTTAATAAGATACGCAAGGAAGTTTATAAATAATGAACCAAGTAATTATATCTGGAAAAATATCTGGTGATATAGATTGTGATTACGATAAGCAAATGACAACTGCTAAATTCAAACTATTAAACATGGTTTATTCTAATTCAAAAAGCACAATGATAAAGACTATAGTAAGATGTATCTGTTACGGTGCAGTTGCCGAATATGTAAATAATGAATTGTATGACGGTTGTAATGTTATCTGCACTGGGCGAATACAATATCGCAGGTACATCTCTAATAATACACCAATAGATATTTTATATATAATGTGTAATACGGTATCAATACTAGAGCAGGAGGAATATTCATAATGAAAACAGAAGTACAAGAAATTTTTAATAAAATAGATGCAGTTTTAGCTGATAGAACTTATGTTGAAACGGTTTACGAAGATGAAACAGGCAGACATCATGGAGAGATGGATGTGCTTGATGATTTGAATTGTACAAGGTTGTCAGATTTAATTGACAATTTATATAAACTATTGGAGGAGTAACTAATGAAACCGATTAAAGCAAAATGGTTGAGACGATTTGTAACTGACAGAAAAGCAGAAGAAATACCTTGTATAGTTTATGGTTTTGCTACGAGTTGTGATAGACCTGTTGCAATAGTTAAATTTGAGGACATAAGAACATTAGAATTTGTTAGCGTAAAAGATATAGAAATTGAAAGCGAGTTGACTAAATGGACGAAGTAGAATCGGAGGTAGAAGAATGACAGAATTTTTAAGTAATATAGATATGCATTATGCCCTTGGTTTATTTGTAGGAATATTCCTTGGTTGGATGTGGCACGGAATTATAATTGAAAAGTTTATGAGGTGATTTATGACAGAAGAATATTGTAAATCTTGTAAATACTTTAAACAGGAATACGGAGAACTTTATAATTGTGCTTGTGATAACGAACACACCAGCGCGAACAAAAATGTTTATAGTATAACTTGTAAAAAATTTATAGAAGATACTGAAAAAGTCGATATAGAATGCGTAAAAAATGAGATTATGCCGTTTGGAAAGTATAAAAATAAAAAATTAAAAGAATTAGATACTGATTATTTAAGGTGGCTAAAGAAACAGGACTGGGTAAAAATGCCTTTAAAAAAATATGTTTATGCGTATTATGAGCATTTGTATCATACTGGGTTTAATGGTATTAGTTGCGACCCTTATGATATTTGCCCATTTAGTATATTTAATGAAGTGGGTTATGGTGAATTATGTTGATTGAGGTATAAGAATGACAGAAGAATGGAAAATCCCGATATTGTATGACAATTTACAAGCATCGGAAAAAGAAATAGCACGCTTAAAGCAAGAAAACAAGCAGATGAAATCTGTATTGAATAGAATACAAAGAATGATACTGGCCGCTTGGGAGTTAGGCAAATATTTAGATGGCGGTCTTTACGAAGACTTAACAAACGAGTTCGCTAAAATCAACAATGTTGAAAGGAGTTTTATATGGAAATAGATGCTAAAAACTTTGATAAAATTTTAGACCTTATGGCATTGTACCAATGCTATGGTAATATTTGTACTGACTGTACTCATATAGCAGAGAAAGAAGGATTCGATTGCTGTAAGGAAGATTGTTATAATAGAATATGTGACGTAATCTTAGGAGCAAAGTAATGGATATAAGTGATGATGTATATAAAGACCTAGTTGCTATTTGCTTAACCGATAGTAGTAAGATACCTTATATTACAACAAAGGTTAATTTAGAAATAATACCAAACGGTGTGTATAAGGAAATATATAAATCTATTATAGAGTTATATAATACTGGTATAGACGTAGATATAATAACCGTTAGTAATAGACTTTTGAATACTGGTAAATTAAAAGAGATAGGTGGTAGAGCGTTTATAAATGACATAGCGCTCAACGCGCCATTGCCTAGACTAACAAATCAAGTTGTTGATTCAGTATTAAACCAGGCAACATATAAAAAAGTATCAGCATTAATGGAAGATTTTAAATCTGACATATCCTCAACTGCAGATATAAATAAGACATGCCTTGATTATTGTGGTAAAATATCTAATGTTGTTTCTGGAAATATGGAAGACGATAAACTCGAAACAATCTCTGGTGGTATAGACGAAGTTTTATACGACATGGTTGCATCAAAAGAAAAAGGTGTTATAGGATTGGATACTGGATTCCCAACACTAAACTATTATATAGGAGGATTACAGAAAGGTAAACTATATATAGTTGGTGCTAGACCATCTATGGGAAAGAGCAGTTTCGTAATGAATATAGCAGAATATGTTTCTAGAAAAAACAACGTACTATTTATTTCTCTTGAAATGAGTAGAAAAGAATACGCACAACGTATGTTATTCTCACGTGCTAACGTAGATGTAAACAAAATAAATAGCGGAACTATAACGGACGACGATATAGTTAAGGTATCCGAACAAAAGGATTATCTTGATAGCCTTAACTTATTTATCGAAACAAAAACACCATGTAGAGTTTCCGACATTGAGTTGGCCATTATAAACCTACAGGCAAGTAAGGGTAGTTGTGACCTGGTTGTTGTTGATTACTTGCAACTATTAACACCAATGGGTAAGAACTCTAAGAATAGAGAGGTCGAGGTAGCTGAAATGTCACGTGACCTCAAGTCCCTCGCTATAAAATACCAAGTACCAATTATAGTATTGTCCCAGTTATCTAGAGGGTTGGAGTCTAGGGAAAACAAAAGACCAATGCTATCTGACCTTAGGGAGTCTGGTGCTATAGAGCAAGACGCCGATGTAGTTACGTTTCTTTATAGAAACGAATACTACTATCCAGATGATCCAGCATCAAGAGGCGCCGCTGAATTATTAATTAGGAAAAATAGAGGAGGCCAGAACAATAGAGATATAGAACTGTGCTGGCAACCAAGTAAAGTTAAGTTTATGGAAACTATAAGGAAGGAGATTTAGAATGGATTTTATTTTGACATGTTTATTATTATTTGTATTCCTATACATTTTAGATGTATTAGGTGGATTACTTGAAGGCCTTTGGGTAAAGTAGGTGCAGTATGAGAATGAGTATTTTAGATTACAAAGATGTATTTGATATAACGCCAACCATAGAGCATGGTGGATTATATTCTATAACAATAAGATTTACCAACGGCGAATGTTGCGTGTATGGTTACGCTGACAAAAGTGAGTTTACAAATGATCATAAATTTCTAAGTGACTCATTCGCAAAATTTGGAGGATAGTATGATATTTATATCACCGCTTAAAGTTTTAATGACAAAATTTAAAACATGGATGTTGAACTTAAATCAATATCGCAACACACACTTTAGGTCGCTTAATACTTGTAAGATTAATTATAAGTTAATGATGGAAAAACAAATAAAATCATCACCAAAGTTTAACAAGGCTATATGTATATACAAAGTATATCCAGCAAATAGGCGCAGTTTTGACCTTGGAAATGTATGCTGTATTCATGAGAAGTTCTTTGAAGATGCCTTTGTTGAATATGGTAAATTGCCAGATGATAATACAGAATATATACCATTAGTAATATACATGAGTGGTGATATAGACAAGGAAAACCCTCGTGTTGAGGTTGAAGTTTTAGAATTTAATCGAGATGGTATTGACAAAGTTGCAGAGATGTTGTATAATTTAATTGGAGGTAGATAAAATGAGTATGAATATGATGGATTTATGTGCAATACAAGAATGTATGCTAGGGTATAGGCAAGTTATACAATGGCTACCAGTATTGAACGAGATGGAGGTTGATCTAAAACAAGAAAGGATTAATACAATTAATCATGTTATAGATCTATGTGATAAGGAAATGATAAAGTTATCGGAGGCGTATAGAAGTGAAGGTAATTAGCGAAACTGATGAAGAAATAAGAGAAGAACAATTAAAGACAATAGACGAAATGTGTAAAAACTTTTCTGATTGTAACGGTACTTGCGGTACACTCGCAAGATTAATATTAGGAGTAATAAATGAGCAGAGCAATAATTGATGCAGATACATATTTATATAAAGCCGCTATAGCATGTAGCGAACTTGTAGAAATACAAGACGGTATATACTATGAGGCATATAATATAAATAACGCTAGGAAATATCTTAAAGACGAATTTGAAAACCTTACTACAAGATGTGGTTGTGATGAATACATTATAGTAGTTGGTGGTGTCGGTAAGAACTTTAGATATATTATCAATCCAGATTACAAATCAAATAGAAAGAAACAAGCAAAGCCAATAATGTTAGACAAAGTAAAGGATATGATATTTAGTGAATTTAATGTTTATTATATACCATGCCTTGAGGCTGATGATACATGCAGGATATTGCTTGAAGAAGATAAGGATAATGTTATAGTATCAATAGACAAGGACTTAAGGACGTTCTCTGGTAAGATATACGATAGTTACCATGATACTGTGAAATTTATAACACAACTTCAGGCAGATGCAAATTTTAAAAGACAACTTCTTATTGGTGATAAGACCGACGGATATAGTGGAATACCAAAAATAGGAACAGCAACCGCTGATAAGTTATTGCTTAGTGGTATCACTATAGATGATATAGCGCAAATGTATGTTGACAAAGGACTTGGTATTGAGACGTTTGAAATGGTATATAACTGCGCTAAAATACTAGGAAAAGACGATTACAAAGAAGGTGTTATAACCCTATATGGAGGTAAGAAACTTGACCTTACAGATTACAAATAGGAATTGGAAGAACTGGGTTTGGTTTCTTTTAAAGATACTACCATTAACTAGAGAGCAAAAGATTATTATAATAAATAAAATAAGGAGAGAAATAGATGGTTGACATTTCAATGTGTACTGGTAGAGGGTGTAATGACAAGAACACCTGCTTTAGATATCTTGCATTTCCAGATGAGTATCAATCGTATATTATGATAGATACCAGAGATATGGATAAGGAAAAGTGTGAGATGTATTGGAGATGTAGAAATGCTAAAGAGTTAGCAATGATGAATAGACTTAATAAGTAAAGGAGGAATTATGGGTTTATTAAACGTGATTAAATTGGCCAACGATTACAATACGGCTAAAAAGATTCTAAAAGGAAAGAACATCAATAAGGTTGAGTTAAGAAAAATTCTTGCAAGTATTAGAGAAATACAAGATAGACTTGATGCAATAAAAGATATTGTTGAAGAAAGAATATCCAAAACTAAAAACATGATTAAAGAATTGTTAAAGAAAGTTAAATAGGAGGATAATATGATAGAAGATACTAACGAATTATTTGATGACACTGGTTGTATAGCAGTATGGGGACATACATCTGCAAGCGGTAAACCATACTATACTTTTAAACTTACAGAGAAAGATAGTTATATCCTATTCCCATATATAGGCAATAATCCTAAGGCTCCCAAGTTTCACCTAAGAAAGACTGATTCTGCAAAGACAGTTAAAGAGGGTGAATAATATGGGAACAGATAAAGGTGTTAAACTAGATGAAAATAAACCTAGACTAGACCTTGTGCTTGGAGATTTTCCAATTGCATTGTGGCTAGTTGGAATGGTCGGTACGTTTGGTGCAAAGAAATATACCGATAAAGGATGGAAGGCTGTTGACAATGCCATAGAGAGATACCTATCAGCGCTGCTAAGGCATTATATGAAGTATAAGATGGGCGAGGAGATTGATACAGAAAGTAACTTGCCACACTTAGCACACCTAGCATGGAATGCATTAGCGGTACTAGAAATATATCAACATATTAAAGATTGTAGAAATACGAAAAGGAGTTACGCATCCGTTGACAATAGTGATTTCTCACCAAAACTAAAACAGTTATGTGGATATAAATACGAATGTCATTATAAGGAGGAATAGATGTCAAGTGATAATAGAATACAAAAATCTAAAAGAAGAACTTAATCTAGAAATAGACAATAAATTATAATCTTATTACATATATTATTTCATTTTTATTTTCTCCGTAATTTGTACAAAAAAAAATAGACGCCTAGAATTAATTTCCTGGCGTCTTTTCTATTACATAATACATCTTTATCATAACAATACTAAATCTTAACGACAGGCCTCCTAGTGGCCTTAGAATTAATCGTTAATCTATAACTGGATTTTAGTACACTGGTGTATTTAAACCTATCCCTTCTAATATTGATAGTGGTACTACCGATTTACTCACCACTCTACCACCTGCCTTAACCGCTGGATAGTCCAACATCTTCTTTACCATTTTCCCTAATGTTTTAGTAGGTATTCTGTTTTTTATTCTATCAAAATTATTTCTTATATATTTTACATCATCATTATTGACTATATACGCGTCAAGATGCCTTGGCCCTATCGACTCAACCTTGCTATTCATTGGCACGTTGGCCTTAGTCATAAACGGGAATTTGCCAAGTGGCCTATAATCACCATACTGTCTATAGAAGTTTATGTCCAATACGTTATTTGGATTTGCCTTATATACAGCAGCCTTATTGGTATCAACACCTAATATGTTTCTATGATAGTTATTTGTTATATAGTTTCTATGAGGTGATGTGTACCCCTCTTCTGGGTTCATCTCATTCCAAAGCATTTTAGCCAGGTCTATCCAACTTTCAGCCATTACATCTTACTCCTATACCATTGTACTTTATTTCTTATCCAATTACCTACGTTATTCATACCATATACTGCAACACATGGTAGGTTGATTATATCTATCTTACCATTTGAAGTAGTATGTGGGTATTGCCGTCCGAATTCTGCGTGAGTTATTACATTACGATTGGTTATTCTAATACCATATCTCATTGTTAGTTGAGCCGCTAACTTACAAGCTGCCTCTATCTGTACTCGTTTAATTGGATAATCATTACTATACATACCACATATAGCAATACCTATATTCCCAGTATTACCACCGCCGCAGTGCTTTGCATAAAACCCATCTAGACAATTTGTATTATCCTCTGGTCTATAATCGCCCTTAATAACATTACCATCACCATCTATAAGAAAGTGGTATGCATGCTTATCTATATTATTAGGTGTATATACTCCACCAGTCCAATGGAATGTTATTCTGTTTAGGCTTGTCATATATTAATCTCCCATTTGCGCATAAAGATTAGGGTTGTACATCATTTCATTGTGTATCATATCTAGGTTATTCTGTCCGTATGCTTGGTTTAATTTGTTATATAACCAAGGGTACTTATTGTAATCTATATTGTTTAGCAAACTAGAAAGACCTTGAGCATATCTACTTCTTAGTATGTTTTCTAGGGTTTGTCTAGAAACACCATAATCCGCTACATCTTCCCAGCCATTTCTAACCATATAAGGGTACGGACTTGCATAGTTAGCAAACATCCCCTTAACAACATTTTTCATTCTCTGCATTAAACTATCCTCTCTACTATATAATCCCAGGCGCATTTACCAGCAACACCTATTGCTATACATACACCCATTGCTTTTTCTTTAAACTTCTCTAGCGAGAGGATTCTTTTATCAGTCCTCTCCATATACGATTTTAAGTCAGCCCTCATTGCGACTAATTCGTTATATATTAATGATTCAGTATCTTTCATTTATATTATATCCTATTATGTAATAATATTATCTTTATATAATTTGTTTAAATCTATATTATCTTTACCAGTAAATAACCAATTAATATTAAAATTAACTGCTAATCTATATAACTTACATATATTATTAGGTATATTACAATCTTTCATAGAGTATTTAAGTAAGTCATTACATTTATCAAATGATACTGGTACTACTTTTAATTGTTCTATTGGTATATCTTTAGATATAGTAATATCATCTATATCTTCTAAATAAGTGTTCTCTACATATCTTATAGGTAAATCTATTACTATTAATTGATGGAACTTACAACCTATATCATGTAATGTACTAGGTCTTACATCTCTCTTGGTTTTATCTATACCAAATGGTATTGTATATCCATCTGTTATTAATCCTCTAGGTATAAAGTATGCTATACCATCATGATAATATATTTGATTATATAGAGTTTCTATCTTATTTGGTATATTACTCTGTAGTATAGGTGATTTATCTGTTAACCATACCATAATGTTGTTACCTTTCTTAAATCAACTAAGCGAGTTATACTCGCTGGGGAGTTTATCTCCCTCTTTTCTTTTTACCACCACATGCCATAGTTAAACCTCCTTTCTTAGATTAGGCAACCATTTCTTTAGATAGTCTATACCATCTAAATACTCTGTCTTTGTATTAAGTAATACTATTATATAATCTATAAGACTTGGTATATCTATTAATCCCTTTAGTGATTTTGTACCTCTATTCATATTTGTAACCATATCCATTATGGAATAGTTTGATAGTGTAGATTTACCTCCTCTTGCTTTAGGAACTGTATGGTCAAGGGTTACGTTTCTTTTATCTAATTTATGACCTGTTATATCTTTCTTTATAGGTATATTGCCATTAATGAATTCTTTCTTAAGTATAGACCTATAACCAAATGTAACAGAATCAACCCTCAACTCATACTCTCCTAAAAATAAAATGTAAACATTAATCCTATTGAACTATCAGTTATCCTCAGACACGTCAGGAACTTCAACAACAGTATCTTCATGTGGTAATTCCTTATGTTCAAATAAATAATCTAAATCATCTGAACTATAACCAAGCGATTGACCGATTATTGTTATAAGCGGATTACCTCTAAAATAATCGTTAGCATATTCAAATTCAATCAACGCCTCTGGATCAGTTATACCAGCCTTTAGCTGGTCTGGGGTTATTCCTTTATCCTTATATAAAGCAAGGAAGACCTCTCTCTTTGTTAGTGATAGACTATTTAGATACTCTCTATGTTTTTGTTCTTCTTCTGTTTCATAGTTTGGATTAATAGCCAACCCCTTAACAGTTATTGTTTCTTTATGAGTGCTAATAGTATTACCATCTTCATCTTCATCAGGTACATCTATCTCAATTTCTATGTCATCTATGATAACTTTATTAGGATGTGCAAGCAGTTCACTAGCAGTTATAATATCTGTTTCAAGAAGTCTTTCACTGCTATACTGTGGCATAAGTTCTAAGGTAGTTAATATTCTATCCTTATCATCATCATATAAAGCAAGTTTTATTTCTTTATTATCAATTACATAAAACATTATTTCTCTACCTCCGCACCTTGTGCATAAACAAATCTAAATACATTTGTAGTACCCCCTGCATTATAAGAACACTTTATAACATCACTTCTTTTAGCAGGAATATAAAGCCTAAGATTACTACCAGTTGTAGGATAAAATGCTGTCATATTAATGCCGTTAGTTTCATTTACAAAATTAGCATACTGATTAGTTGAATTTGTCATTTTATTTAAAGCAAACCAACCGTCAGCAGGGGCAACATAAGTATCGCCACTAGATCCAAGCGTTAAATCTTTATACTTATCACTTGGCATAGCACTAGCCGCACCTATCCTATTATACAAACCATATAGCTCGCCATAAGGTAACGTGTAATCTGTGTTAGATAATGTATAATATGGCGCGTAGCCAAATTGATTGTACATATCATTTATTCTAAAACGATAATAACTATCCGTAATCTTAGAACCTGTTTTTGATTGAGTGTAAGGTATTTTTAAACACCCTTGCCATACCAAATCACCATTTTTATAGAATTTCATTCCATTAATATCTGCCCAGCCGTCAGAATATGGTATTCGGAAAGCATAATCAGTTACATATATACCTGCAAAATCAGATGTTGCTGTAAATGTTTTAGTTCCTATTAAAGTTACTCCGTCTTTATATACACTTACAGTAACGTTCCTGCCTACTTTTTCAACAGAAATAAGATAGTTGGAGTTTTGGCTTAGCGTAATATTTGTGTTACCAGTACCATAAGAGCTGTTAAGCCACCAAGAACTATTGCTCGAACCCATATCTAACTGTAACTTATTATTTGTATTAATTTTTAACCTTGCACTAAAACTTGTTGCTGTTACAGGCTGAAAAATAAAGTATGAATCTTGGCTTGTAACCGTTCCAATTTTATTCCCGATATGAATAAATGTTTCCAATTTCCAATTATCCGTAGCTGTTACGGAAGGTAATACAGCACTTATTCTTCCTGGATTTAAATTTGAGTTATATATTAATCTACCGTCTGTTGTTATAGTAGAAGTATAAGTTCCGTCAGTATAAGCCGTATAATCATTAGGCTTAATTGTGTCTATACCAGTTTTATTACCATTAAATACAGTTTGACCGTCAACTTTTACTGATAAATATTTAAGATCTACAGTACCATTAAAGTGTACTGCATCCGTTCTCGTACCTATATTCAGGTACATACTTGTCGTGTTGCCGACTTTTGTTTCAGTATTATATTGCGCCCAAACAGCATCATTGACTAATACCAGATATGCTGAACCTGTATATCTAACTTTTATATTGTATTCTGTATTTGCCGATAGAGTATCTGTTGTAGTCATATCAACAAAACGACCAGTAGAAGAACTGCTTGCTTGAGTTGATAATGTCACTCTAATTTTACCGTCAGTTGTTATTGCTATATTAATAAAATTCACGGCAGAAGTGCGTGGGTTAATTGAAATAAATTGCTGTCCAGTATCTACATTACTTGTTTTTATTCTGCAATCTATTTCCCAAGTATGAGCTGCATTTAAATTTATATTACTCATTGATACATACGGATAGTTGCTAGATCCGAATCCGCTAGCAATACCATCATTTGTAATTGATGGGGTTCCTTCCAAAGTAAACTTTGAAATATCAAAAGTAGAATGGGCATAATTAGTTACTTCCTCTAAACCCTTAGCATCAGTTAGCAGTTCTCCAGCATCTAAATACCCCTTCATCGCCTCGCTAGGTACAGTACCATCATATACTTTAGCGGTAGTAGTTCCACTCTTATCTGATATAGTTATAGTAGCCTCTCCACCTTCTTTAACAACATTGGCTGTAGGAGAATAACCATTGGTAACATTAAATGTAGTTGTGTTACCGTTAGTGAGTGTTACAGTATAGGTATCAACCAAACCAACAGTAGCGGTCTTTGCTATCGTGCTAATGTTACTACCATTAGTTACTGTAAATGTAGATGTAGTGCCATTAGTCTGTGTAATAGTATACGTATCTACTAAACCTGAAGTAGATGTTTTAGCTATAGATTGTATACTGCTACCGTTAGTAACTGTAAAAGTATCAACTCCACCATTTGTATAGTTAATAGTATATGTATCAATAAGACCTGAGGTAGAAGTTTTAGTAATATTTACTATCCCATTACCATCTTCACCGTTAGCACCCTGAGGGCCTTGTTCATTCAACTCTACCACATATTGGTTTTGGTCATCTATTGTTATATCATAATTAATTTCAGCCACGACTATTCTCCATTACTGTTCGCATATTCTAAATATAGCCTTATTACAGCATTTACTAGATATTATATTTATATAATGATTATACTCTAGTGCTATGATAAGAGAGTATTCACCCGTAGGATTAGATGTATCTTCTTCCGTAAGATGTACAACAAACTGCCCTTGTAATGGGTAGTTAATTCTGCCAATAGAATTGATATCAGATGTTTCTGTTATAGCCTTATCTATCATGGCAGGAGCATCTACTAAAGGTGTTCTCTTTACCTGAAATCGAATAGTATAGCCAGATAAATCCATTGCTACGCCGTTCTCTTTTATTGTAAATCCTACGTTTAATTCTTCACCTTGTTTAATAGGTAATTTAAGTTCGCTCATTATTATTATTCCTCATTGATAGGTAAAAAGTCATTGCTTAACTGCAAAAAGCATTCTTGTATAAACTGTGGAGTTACCACAACTTTGTGTTGATATTCTGTCCAATCTTCTATATCATGGTCAAACGGAGGTCTGTCATAGGTGAGTATGTTAACTGGAACACCGCTCTGTACACTCATTGATATAGCGGGGAGTAGGTCACTAAGGAAGTCTTTATGCCCACCATCAGCCATTGTTACAGAACGTCTTACATATCCTAGAGATGTGTTGAAGAACTCTCTATTGAACTCTATCTCACGCATTTCTGCTTTTTCTTCTTCCCAGTCTTCGTTAAAAACAAGAACGCCATCTACTACAATATACTTTCCAGTTTCATAATCATCTGGCAATTCTAATATTTCAGTATTATAAAATCTCGATAACGTTTCCTCGCTATCTGCAATATAAATATTACCATCTACTATAGTGTAATACCTCATTAGTTATCTCCTTTCATTGGGAAGAACGTAATACCAGTTAATCTAGACGCTGTATAACTTACCCTATATGTATGAGTTCCTTTTGTAATAGGTATAGGTACAGAATATCCAACATAGGCATTTACACCGAAAGTAGAACCCCAGGCAAATATTGCCTTATCGTCAATATAAACAACATCAGCACCATTATTTACTGTCATCTGTATTTGAATATAACCATCTTCTGGTACATCAAAGTTGCTATTGGTTGTACTAGCACCAGATATATCTATGGTTATACCGCTACTTGTATCTGGCAAAGAACCGCTATAATTAATAAAGTTCTTAACGTTCTTATCAGAATTAGCACCATCACCATAATAAGATATCTTTGCTATATGAGCATCATCGTCCGTTGTATATTTACCTATTTGTCTAAACGTTGTATATCCTGATGGTAATGCTGGTGTTACACTGCTTGTAGATATAAGAACATCTACTACACTACCAGTTGAATTCCCTATAACATAAACATAGTAGATACCATTAGCAGCCTGATTCTGGTTCTTTTTTGTAACAGAGGTAGTTAATTTAAGAACAATTGCTTTTGTGC